GCCATGTTTATGGTTGTGGTAAAACGCGACCCTGTCGCTCCGACGTCTGGTGACAAAACACCCGCAAACGCACCGCCCCCTCCTCCCCCTCCCGCCAAGTGATGCCATAAAGAAAGCGAGTTAGTATATGGCCGCCGGTTCAAATCCTGGTTTAGATGCACAGGGTTATCGTGATGGATCGAGTATTAAATTGATGTTTTTCGCTTCGACTGCGGCACGAGATACTTGGGTAACTGCTCAGGGTGGAACAACTAAGATCCCATCGGGTTTCGCCTGCTATTGTGTGGGAACAAACGTTGTGACTGTCTGGAATGGTTCCGCCTGGCGTTCTATTGCGACCGCTTAATAGGATGAAATATGGCCCTCACAGTAGAAGACGGGACTGGAGTAGCCGGGGCCAACAGCTATGTTGACTTAGCCACGGTCCGTGCATACATGACGGACCGTGGTTTATCAGTAACAGGTGTTGAAGTAGATTCTATTCTTAGTGAGATTTTAATAAGAGCTACAGATTATTTGGAATCAAAACGTTTACGTTATATCGGATCTAAGCTTTACGGAGACGGCCACTTACAATGGCCTAGAATTGAATCGGATGGACTCGGAGTAACTGTTGAGGGTTTTACACTAGCTCCAACGGCTATTCCAAACGAAATTAAGCTTGCTCAGTGTCAGCTTGTTGTAGATATTTCAGAAATTGATCCCTTACCTGTTACGACCGCTTCCGCGGCTATAAAACGCGAGCGAGTTGAAGGTATAGCGGAAACTGAATATGCTATTAACAATTCCTCTGCTCCTCTACCTCGCTTTCCCAAGGTAGATGCGCTCTTAGCTCCACTCTTTAAGGGTGGAGGGATTCCATTGACCCTAACGAGAATCTAATGGAATATGCAGCGATAGCTACAAATGTTCAGAAGCTTATCGCTAAATACGGTCGCACAATTACTCTCGTTACTTTGACGGATTCTACTGTACCTGATCCGACAAAACCCTGGCGTCCCGGAGTTCCGCTCGAAGCGACCCGCGATGTCAAGGCAGTTGTAAAAAGTTTCAAAGCCGAAAATATAGATGATAATATGATCCTGACATATGATATGCAGGTCATAATTCCAGGTACGGAAGTTACGACTCCGCCTACACCTAATGATCTAGTTCAAATAGATGGGGTAGCCTGGGATATCATCAACGTTCGTACTGTAAAACCGGCCGATATCATTTTAGCTTACATTCTTCAGATCAGACAATGACGCCTATTCAGGCCCGCGATGAGATGTTTACCATGCTGAATACAGCATGGTCCACATATGCTCTCGGCGTTGTAGGAGGGACCGTTCTTCCTGAAATTCGTTGGCAAGGGAACGACTATCCATTACCGCCCGACCCTACGAAGGCTTTTGCTAAAGCCACAGTTCTCCATATGTCTGCCGGACAAACTGCTTTATCGGGTAGACGTTGGGATCGTTCCGGGGCCTTTATAATCCAGTGCTTTGGCCCTATCAGTAGAAAGGGTTTAGCTATAGCAGAAGGATTAGCTAAAATTGCACTAGATTCCGTTGAAGGTCAGTCCTCACCAGGTGGAATTTGGTTTCGTCATTGTCGATTAATGGAGATTGGAGCTTCAAATTCTTGGGAACAGATTAATGTAGTCGCCGACTTTCTCTACGACGAGGTAAAATAAATCATGGCCAATAGAATTGACTCAAATGCGACAGGCTTACGATTCGCCGAAGAAGTATCATTAAAAACTCTTCCCGGTTCTCCCGTTTGGTATCCTTTAGAGCCGAATAAATATACTGATTTCGGTTCAAAGATTGCAACTGTTGCCCGGAATCCGATTAACGCTGCCCGTCAGCGAAATAAAGGAACAGTTACGGATTTAGATGCCTCTGCAGGATTTACTCAGGATTTTATTCCGGCGTCTTTAGTCAGACTTCTTCAAGGGTTCCTTTTCGCTGATGCACGAGAGAAGCCAACTACAGGGCCAATCACCGGTGCGGCGGCCATTCCAATTACAAGCATATCGGGTACACAATTTCTTGCCGCATCAGGCTTAACTATCTTCCTGGTCAACCATCTTATTCTCGGTCAGGGGTTCGGAGTCGCTGCAAACAATTCCGTCCACAAAGCTTCCGTTGTGGCTACTGGAGCTGTAACTGCCTCCGGGTTAGCGGCTGAAGCCTCGCCTCCTGCTGGCTCTTTTATGTCGGCTGTCGGATACGAGTTTGCTTCCGCTACTCTCGATGTTCAGGTTAACTCCGGAATTCCTCGTTTAAATAGGGCTTCTGGTGCCGTTGACTTTACGACATTAGGTTTAGTCCCCGGTGAATGGATTTATGTCGGCGGTGACACGGCTCCGACTCATTTCGTGAACAATATTGGCTGGGCTCGAGTCCTTGCTGTTGCGGTAGGTTATATAGACCTCGATAAGACGGATTGGACGCCACAAGCAGAAGTCGGGACCGGTTTAACCGTTCAAATCTATTTTGGAACAGTTATCAAGAACGAGTCGAACCCTGCTCTGATTAAGCGCCGTTCTTACCAGTTAGAAAGAACTCTTGGTGCTGATGCTAACGGTACGATGTCGGAATATGTCACAGGGGCGATTCCGAACGAACTCTCAATCGATTTTAAGCAGGCCGATAAGGTTACTTCTGATCTGACCTTTGTTGGATGCGATGTTGAACAGCGTACCGGAACTACGGGTGTTAAATCAGGATCGCGACCTTCTTTAACCGCTACTGATGCGTTCAATACCACATCCGATTTTCACCGGATTAAGCTATCCTTAGTCGATGCCGCTAATCCGAATCCTACGGCATTATTCGCATATGTAACCGATCTTAACCTTAAGATGATGAACAACGTGACCCCCGCCAAAGCTCTTGGAGTTCTTGGGGCCATGGATACTACTGCCGGAACCTATGCCGTTGACGGTAAGGTCACAGCCTATTTCAGCGATGTGACTGCGGCACAGGCTGTTAAGAATAACTCAGATGTTACACTCGATGTTATCATGGTAAAGAAGAATAAGGGGTTTGCCTTCGATGTTCCCCTTATTACTCTCGGTGACGGACGGCTCAATGTTGAACAAGATAAACCGATTATGATACCGTTAGACCTCGGTGCTGCCGCCGGGGCACAGAATCATACCTTACTTTTCTGCGTCTTTGCTTATACGCCAACTGCGGCTGACTAAGCAAACCCCGAGACGGGTCGGGGGGATATCCGACCCGAACCAAACCCTTGACGAGGAAAGCTAATGAGTACCCTTTATCAGCAGTTTCGTACTGATCCTGATATCGAAATTAAAGGTATCATTCTTCAATACGGTAAGAACAGCAAAGATGTACCTATTGAAATCCGAATTGCACGGGCAGGTGGCGGTAATCAGAGATACCTTAAAGCTTTAGAGAAAAGGACAAAGCCATTCCGACGTCAAATTCAATCGGATACATTAGATCGTGATATTCAGCGCGAAGTTTTAATCGAGGTCTACGCAGATACGGTCGTTTTAGGTTGGTCTGGAGTAGAAGATGAAAAGGGTGCTCCGCTACCGTTCACCCGCGAAAATGTGATAAAACTTTTTAATGATTTACCTGATTTATTTAATGATGTAATGGATATGTCTGTTAAGGCCACCCTTTTCCGTTCCGAGATGCAAGAGAGTCAATCGGGAAACTGAAAAAGGTCTTGCTCTATATGCTTGATATGGGGCCTGCCGAAAAGACCATAATCGAACAATGTTACTACTTCAAGCGACCTCTTCCAGATCGTATTGCAAACGCTCCAGAGTTAGAACTAGGCCTTGAACTGTTTTTATCCGGCTTTCTCGATTTAACTTCTTGTCGTTCAATAGGCTTTGGTGAAGGTCCGATCCCCTGGTTAGCTATCGATAGATATTGTACAGTTCACGATATAGTCGATGACCAACGAGAAGACTTCTTCTACCATATCCAGAAATTAGACGGCGTTTATCTGGAATGGCGTTCTAAAGAGATGGAGAAGAAGAAGTGAATTTTAAGATGTATGCAGATAGGCTCCATAAAGCCTCCTCGAATATACCTGGTCAAACGACCAAGTTAATTCTCGATGTTGTTGGGTCTGTGGCAAAAGAAGTGGTTTTAGCCACACCGGTTAAAACTGGTCGTGCTAGGGTTAATTGGCAGCTGGGGATTAGCGAACCTGTTACGACCCTGAAATATTGGCCGGCGCCTAGTAAACCGGTTTCCGTAGAATCGGCGACACAAGAAGCTGTCGGGGCTATTGAAACGGCTTTAATGGCGTATCGGTGGCCCCGATCTTTCTTCTTTTCTAACGGTCTCCCTTACATTGAATTTCTAAATAATGGTTCTTCAGATCAAGCACCTGCTGGATTTGTAGAAAGAGCTATGATTATAGCTCGTGAACGTATCCAAGGTAGCCGGATTAAAATTATTGATTTAAATTGGTGATATGTGCCTATTACTGAAGGCATTTTAGTAGAGATAAGAGAAGACGGTACGCGAACGGTCCAGCGTGCTATCGACGACCTTGCTCAATCCATGGAAGGGGCTCATGGGAAAACTCAATCCCTTAAAGCTGCTCTCATGGATGTATCCCGTCCAGCTCATTTTCTTAGAGCGGCTCTTGGTGCATTAGGATTAGCTTTAGGTCTTCGAGAACTTCAGCAATATGCCGATACTTGGCTCCAGATCGGTAACCGTATTCGAGTTACTACAGATAGCCTAGAAAAAGCAGCAGCTATCCAAGGTGAACTCTATAAATCAGCTCAGGCAACACGTCAGGAATTGGATCTACACATCTCTCTTTATCAGAGAGGAGCCTTAGCCGCTAGCCACCTTGGAGCTTCCGAAGCGGATCTCGTCAAGTTTACTAAAGCCGCCGGTTTGGCCCTTGCTATTCAAGGTAGTAATACCCAGCAAACAACGAATACTCTCCTTCAGTTAGGAAACATGCTGGGTATGGTTAGAATGAATACCCGAGAATTCAACTCGGTTAACATGAATACGCCTATTATCATGCAGATGGTAGCTAAAAATTTAGATAGGGCCCATGGGTCAATTGGTCAATTAAGGCAGATGTTTATCCATGGAACAATTACTAGCAAAGAATTTTTCGCCGCTTTTCTTAAAAGTTTCCCTGAATTACAGCAAAGATTTAATCAAGTTATCCCGACTATTGGTCAAGGCTTTATAGTCTTGTCTAACGCGATGACTAAGTTTATTGGAGAAAATGCTCAGCTTTCAGGGATTTCAACCGGAATAGCCAGAGGCTTAATTTATCTCTCCAAGAATTTCGAAGCTTTGGCCTATAGTATCATAGCTGTAGGTGTTGCCCTTGCCGTCACATTCGGTCCAAACGCTATTGCTATGTTATCGCGATTTGCTGTCGCCTTAGCGGCTTCTACAGGCGGGGCAAGTCTCATTGTGGGGGCGTTTGCAGGTGCCACTACCGCTATTTACCTTTTTCGTGATAGCATCGTACTCTCTGAGAAAGCCGGTTACACACTCGGAGATGCTATGAGTGCGGTTTGGACTTCTATAGCTGACGGTGCTTACATCGTCTCTAACTATATCAGACAGCTATTTACTACGGTTGATGAAGTAAGCGGGTCTCAGATTACCGCATCTAAGTCTTTAATGGAACAGTTTCTTACGGATATAAGAAGTCGAGTAACAATGTCCATAGGAACTTGGACGTTCTATTTTAAAGTGATTTCGATTATTGGACGTGAATCTTGGGCTGCTTTAGCCGATTATATCATGTCCTCTATAAATGGGTTGATACAACGGGCAGAAGCCTGGGCTAACGTAACAATTACGACCTATAATCTTCTTCAGAGAATTTTACATACAGGAGCGCCTGAAATCCCATTAATAGATATACCTGAATTTGAAAATAAATTTGCAGGAGCAGCTGCCAAAATTAAGCAGGATCTTAAGACGGCTTTTGGGGATTCTTTCCTCTTTGCCGATAAACTTATCGAAGAATTTATTGCCCGTGTAGCTCAAGCTAATACTCGTCGTAGAGCTATAGGGGCTATAGCGGATCTTACTCGAAACCCCCCTCCGGAGGCCCCAGCACCACCGGCTGGCCTAAATAAACTTCGAACGGCTTACGAGCATTTAGAGAATATACTTGATCCGATTAATGCGGCTCTCCGTCGATTAAATGAGGCGGAAGTTACTCTTAATCAAGCTATGGCCGCGGGTATAATTACATTAGATCGTAAAAATACTCTTATGGATAGGGCAAGAGCTTACTATAATGATGCTCTTCATCCTTATCTAGCTCTAATAAATCGCCTTAAAGAAGAAACAGAAGCAATGCAAAACTCTCATTCCGAGAGACGGGCAGGCTTTCAGTTACTTGAGGAAGAAAAAAGATTAAAGAAGGCCGGTCACGATTTAACAACTGAGCAACGTGAAGACCTATTAAAATGGCTTATAGCTAATCAAGAAGCTCGTAAAGAAGCGGATATGCGCCAGAGGTTAGAGGATAGCTTAACAAAAGCTATTAAAGAGTCGACACTTGCTCAAAGAGTTCTAACTAAGATGGTAGCTGAAGGGACCATAACTGCCAAAGCCGCTAGACAAGAATTAGCTACTCTTCGTAATGCGGCAGGTAACGGCACATGGTCCGATGGTTGGCTAAGAGGTTTCGATTTACTCTCGGCTAAAGTTGAAAATTTCTCTTCACGTGCCGGTGAATTATTCGCTAATCTAACTGATGGTCTGGTCAACGGTTTCGCCGATGCCTTAGCACAGGGAATAGTATTCGGCGAAAGCATGGAAAAGATTTTAGGTAATTTAGCTCGTAATCTTCTTGCTGAGTTAATTTCCGGTCTAATTAAACTTGGCATACAGATGGTACTCAACGCCATCTTGGGTAAATCGATAGCAGCAGGTGCCGCCGCTACCTCTGTGGCCACAGCAACAGCTACAGGATCAGCTATTGCGTCCTCTTATTCAACTGCGGCCGCAATGGCTTCTCTTGCCTCATTCGGTGCAAACGCTGTACCAGCCACATCCGGAATTTCATCAACGGTGATGTTTGCACGTTCTATGGCCTTACTGGGCCAATTCGAAAAAGGAGGCTATACAGGTAATTTTGATCGGAAAGGTATAGCTGGTATCGTACATGGTCAAGAATTTGTAGTGAATGCAGACGCTACTTCTAAGCATAGAGCTTTACTTGAAGCATTGAATCGTGGTAGCTTTACGAATATACCCAATCGCGGAGTAACTTCGGGCTTTACTCCAAACGGAGCCGCTCCTGTCGTAAATGTGAGTATTCAGAATAATACCCCTGCTCGTATTGATGTCGAACAGGACGGAAGTAATATTAGAATTATTGCTAGAGAAGAGGCGGTTAAGGCAGTACATGATCATGCTGGAACAGTTGTAGCTTCTCAAATTATAGACGCTAATAGCCGTGTATCACGTGCCCTTAATACTCACACCTCTTCAGGTCGTAAACGCTAAATGGCAATTACACTTGAACTCATACCGGATGAGTCCAATTATATTCTCCAAAGAGGATCTGATGTTATAGCTCATGCTGTTGCTGGTGGAGTAGCCAAATACCGCCGTGTATCTCTAAAGCCGACCGGTAAAACTTTACCTCTTGTGACTGTGACTTGGAAATGTACTCCAGTACAATATACGTATCTAAAAGCTTTTTATCGGTTGGTGCAATTTACGGCAGCTTCGTTTTTGATCACTATTATCCTTGAAGATTCAACCCCTGCCCCTCATACTGTGAAGTTCGTACCGGGGTCCCTGAAGTTGGCTTCTGTTATGGGGTTAGAATATACTGTAACAGCCGAACTAGATGTTCTAAGTTAGAGGTTCTACGATGAAAACTTTTATCTTCGTTTCAAGCTTTCTTTTTCTTTCCTGTAGTCCTTCATCTTCTCCAACTGCTAAGGGTGAAGGTAAGGCTGGGACTAACGGTACACTATCTATCCAGCCGTTAATGCAACAGCCTCTTCTTATCGTTCCACTTCAAGGACGAGGCCACGGTACAGGATTTATGAAACCTAAGCCTCCTTCGGCAGTCGTTCCACTTACTGGAAAATCAACTGGCAGCGGTACGATGAAGTAAAGGAGATAACTCATGTTTAAGAAAATCCGCAATTTTGCAGCATTGGCCCTTCTTGTCGTTCTTCCTTTAATCGCCTTTGCAGATAAAGGTCCTTATTACGAAGTTCTTCTTCTCAATTTAACTTTCCGCACTCAAACAGCAACTAAACCAGCAGCTATTGCTATTATCCTTTGCACAAACGTTGGGACAGACGCTACACCTTGCACCGAAGTCACAAATGCTAACTCTTATGCTCGGGTAACGGTTACTCAACTCGATGCTAACTGGACCGCTCCCTCGGGGGATCCATCGTCTATTGGCAATGTGAATGCTATCACATTCCCTACGGCGACGGGTTCTTGGGGAACGTTGATGGGATTCGAAGTTAGAGACTCGGCAACCCATGGTGCCGGTAACAGACTCTATTGGGGATCATTAACCAGCAACCCTGCTATTACGACAGGTATGACCCCTTCGTTTGCAGCCGGTCAGCTTACCTTCTCTGAGGACTAAAAGCTATGCGCAAGCTCATCGCACTGTTAATTCTAGCACCTGCGCTGACGCTTGCGCAGAGCACCTACCTCAAGGGGCCTGACGGTTCCGGCAACGTGGACACCCCTCGGGTGACCGCAGAGCAGGGTCTCCAGGTGGACGTGACCCGCGTCCAGGGCGCGAACACAACCTCGTCCTGCACGGTGAACGCAACGGGCGGGTTCTGCTCAACGTCTATGCTGGGCAAGAGCACGTTCGGCGTGCAGGTCACGGCGATCTCCTCTCCCTCCGGCATCACCATCCAGCCCGAGGTGAGTCTCGACGGAGGGACGACTTGGAAGGCGGTGAAGTTCGAGAACGCGACAGGCGATGATCGCAGCCTGACGATCACTTCGTTTACGGCAGCGGACACGTACAGTGTGATCGGGGTCAGCGGGGCCACCCACTATAGGCTGAACTGCACGGCGCGCACGTCGGGCTCGGTTACCTTCCAGGCCACGGCGTCGGACGCGATGGGAGCGACCTACTACAAGCCACTCTCTACCACGTTCGCTACTTCCGGCCTGGCGACTGCCACCACGCTCACGCAGTTGATTGCGGCCCCGGCGTCGGGCATCAGCATCCACGTCAAGTCGATCCACATGAGTGCGTCGGTGGCGGCGACGACTACGGCTGACCAGCAGTTGACCCTGAAGTACGGTACGGGCACGAACTGCGGGACCGGAACTACGTACTTGTGGGGATCGTTCAACCCGGCAAACGGCGGGTTTACCGTTAGTTTCCCACTCGGTGCAGACCTCCAGCTACCGGCGGCGAACGCGCTGTGTTGGATCCACGCGGCGACGGGTTCGAAGATCGTCAACGTCCTCTACTACCTGGGGCCGTAACCGTGACCGTTTCTTACTCATGTGACAGATGCAACACGACGTTACCGCGTTTCCTGCCTGAGGAGCGGTATGTCCTCGATCTGCGAGACGTGACGACACCACAAGAGGTTAACACTCACAATCTATGTGTCTCTTGTTATCGTAAGGTCTGCGAATTTTTAAACGGAAAGGAGTTAGTAGAATGAGAAGGCTGGCCCTTACCCTGGGGCTTATCGCCCTCATCGTTGCACCTCATGCTGGGGCAAACCCCAACGGCTGCCGGCGCCTGTACTTCCACAGGACCCAGATGAACGCCATCGGGGCCGGGTGGTACGACCTTGACACGAACGCGGCGAGCGGCCTCGGCTCGACCTTCGACACGCTCATCACGAACACCACCGCCGGCGGCACGTCGATCACCATGACGAAGACTGGCGGTGGCCAGGTTATCAACGGGTTCATCACCAAGCCTTTGTCAGCCAGTTTCTCCGTCGCGGCGTCAGCGATTACAACCAGCCTGTACGGACTGGAGGCGGCGACAGGCAACAACGCAGGATTCCGCACCGGCCTCTATCGAGCGACGTGTTCTACCGGAGCGAACCTCGCCACCATCATCGATCCCACTACTGTCTCGACGGAGTGGGGTACCACGGTAGCTGCTCGCACCAGCGCGGGTACTCCGTCTGCCACAACTATCAACGCTGGCGAGTGCCTGAAGGTGGTCCTCTACGTGTTCAATGTGGGCACAATGGGGGCCGGTACACCCGGCGTCACCGTTCGGTTCGATGACCCGGCTAACACGACCAACACGTCGTTCATCGATCTCGCTACTGGTGCCTGCATGGACGTAACGTCGTGGGGAACGAACGACAGTCAGATGACGGGGGTCTCGGGATGAAGCGTCTTCTCCTGGTTCTGCTTGTCGTCGCCACATCAGCGCACGCAGCCCCTGGCTATAAGTCCAATTTTCGAATGGGCATTACCTCCCCCGTTGTTAACTTATATCCGCCGCCGACCCCGACGCTCGTCCAGCACCTCGTCTCGACCTCCAACCCGCCCGGCATCGGGGAGACCGGCAACAACTTCAAGTTCACGCTGCCCAACCCGGTGCTGGCGGGTAATGTTCTTATCTTAGGTATCGCTTCTCCTAGTAGCGGCACGTTCGCGGCCACGCCGGTCAGCGACACCAACGGGACGTGGCCGACCACCCCGACGGCCTCGGTGAACGACACGAACGCCAACGTGGACCTGGACATCTTCGTCCTGCCCAACGCGGCGTCGGGCATCCACACGATCACCGTGAACTTCAGCGCGGCGGTGATCCCGTTCCAGTACACGATCTCCGAGTTCAACAACATCGCAACGACGAGCCCTGCCAACGGCAGCGCCGGAGCGAGTGTGGACGCGGCGCCCACGGTCAACTCGGGCAGCTTCACGCCGGGGAACAACGACGCGAACGGCGGCAACCTGATCTGGAGCCTGTTCTGGAGCGACGCCAACGCCTCGTCGGGCAACCAGGCCACCACCATCGCGGCGGGATCCGGGTTCACGCTGCTCGACGCGGACGGGACCTCGTACGGCACGCAGGCGTCCACCTGGCACGCCAGCCAGTACACGGTGCAGACCACTGCGGCGTCTATCAACCCATCCATGACCTTCACGATGAGCCCGGCCAACGACGAGTTCATCGGGCTGTCGCTCGCGCTCAAGGTGGCGAGCGCGGGGACGGCGCCCAGCGGGATGCGGATCGCGAAGGTGATCCACTCCACGACCGAGCTACCGCCCGCCAGCCTGGTACTCCAGACGCCCAGCGTCGGCAACCTCCTGGTGGTCTCCACGCATGGCACGGACATCTGGAACGTGACAGCCGTGACGTCGTCTGCCTCTGGCAGTCTCACGAAGTACCAGGGGGCGGCAGACACTAGCATGTTCTGGGTGGTGGCGAACCGCACCCCGAGTCTCAGTGAGAAGCTGACCTTTTCGGTGTCAGGTACGCCCCAGGCTGAGTCGCTCACCGTGTACGACATCGTGGGGGCCAATACGGCGCCGGTGGGCAACACGGCTTTCCAGGTCTCGGTGGACCTGTCGAACCTCTCCTCCAAGGCCAACTTCCCGGACATCACGCCGTCGGTGACGGGAGGCATCCTGATCGCAAGCTGCACCGTGGGCCAGGGGCCGGTGCTGAACGTGACCGCTCCGTCGGGTGCGATCTTCGATTTCGTCAACTACACCGGGCAGACCGACAACTCGTCCATGGACAACTCCGACTGCCGTGCCCACCAATTCGTCACCTCGACGGCCGCTCAGTCGTGGACGTGGTCGCTGACCTCGGTGCCAGGGAACAGCGGCTACGCTGGGGCGATCCACCTGAAGGCACCATGAGTGATCTCCTCCTCAGAGCTCTCGATAAGTACGGGCCGATGGTGGTGGCTCTTCTCATCATGGCTTATCTCCTCTACCGGATGGATCATCGGGCGGACGTGGACCGGGCGTTCTTCTATAACGATCTCGCACAACGTATCGAGGATACCTGCAAGTTAAAGGAGTAAATTGTGGCCCAGATTACTAGCGTCGCAATCAACAGCGCCACCGGGTGGACACGACTCGATTCCCTCGCGTCGCACATATACATCGAGGTATCTAACCCCAACGAGGATATTAGTGTCGGTATCCGCATCTCGGGCACAGACCCCGGCAGCGGCACGGCGTGGAACGCAAGTGGATCTAGACGACTCGGGCCGGGCGGAGAATACTGTATGCGCCTCGGGACTAGTGATCAGGTCTGGGCCAGGGCCTCGACGGGCACGCCTACCCTGGACGTGAGCGAGGCGACGTAAGTTATGCCCACTCGGAGCTCCAAGCTCCTTCTACTTCTTTTCGATACAGGCGGTGCGCCTTCAGCAGCTTTGACAGGTGCCGCTGCTGGCGTCGGTGCTGCTGCGGGTACTCCCCGAGAAACTGTAGCCCTAGGCGGAGCAGTAGCAGGGCAAGGTGTGGCTACCGGCGCACCCGGAGTAGCGGTTCCTGTTGCAGGAGCTGCTGCCGGTTTGGGGGCGGCTACCGGAACTCCTCGAGAAGCTGTAGCCTTGGGTGGTACCTCTGCCGGGCAAGCTAGTGACTCAGGTACTCCTACAGAAACAGTCGGTCTTGGTGGTACTGCCGCGGGTCAAGCTGGGGCTACTGGTACTCCGAGTGAAACAGTAGCCTTAGGCGGGACCGCTGCCGGTCAAGCCGGGGCGTCCGGGACTCCTAGTACGCCAGCACCTTTGGGTGGAGCAGCGGCCGGCCAAGCAGGTGCAACAGGAATTCCTTCAGTTGCTGTTCCTCTAGCTGGGTCGGCGGCTGGTCAAGCAGCCGATAGCGGAACTATAGATCCAGGAGCTTCTGGTGCTTTACAGGGTTCCGCTGCCGGTGTAGGTGGCGCTGCGGGAGCCCCCGCGGTTGCCGTTCCTGTAGGTGGAACTGCTGCCGGTCAGGCAGTGGATACCGGTACCCCTGGCGTCGCTGTTCCGTTGGGTGGGGCCGCCGCTGGCCAGGCTAGTGATTCAGGTACCCCTGGTGTTGCTGTTCCCCTTGGAGGCGCCGCCGCAGGTCAAGCAGCCGCTTCAGGTACTCCTTCTGTTGCTGGTTCTGCCGCCCTTCAGGGTGCCGCTGCCGGCGTAGGTGCTGCGACTGGAACTCCAACCGAAACCGTCGCTTTAGGAGGTGCAGCCGCTGGGCAAGGAGCTGCTGTTGGTGCACCGGCTGTAGCTGTTCCGGTCGGAGGTACCGCTGCTGGGCAAGCTGCGGATTCAGGTACACCAAGAGTTGCTGTTCCACTCGGAGGTTCAGCGGCTGGGCAGGCCAGTGATACTGGTACTCCGACCGAGACTGTTGGATTAACTGGAGCAGCCGCAGGTGCTGGTGCCGCCGTCGGTACCCCGAGAGAGACTGTTGCCTTAGGAGGCGCTGCAGCGGGCCAAGCTGGAGCTTCCGGTACACCTTCTGCGCAGGCTTCCGCAGCTCTTACTGGCTCCGCTGCTGGACAAGCAGGTGCTCAGGGTACTCCTAGAGAAGCCGTCGCTCTGGGTGGTACTTCAGCAGGTAAAGCGGGTGTCTCTGCTACGTTGGTCGGTGCTTCTTACGCTAATCTACCTAAGCTTAATCTTAAACCGGTTTCCGATGGCTATACCCTAACTGAAGGAATAGAAGTTTACAGTGTTCGTTACGATGTAGGACGGTCTTCCTATAGTGCAGGACAGGAAAACTCTTCCACTCATTGTACAGCTCAATGGCAGCTAACTCCAGCCGGCTATAATACTTTTTGCACCTTCTATTTAACCCTAGCTGACTGTGCTCTTCCTTTTACAATAGATATTCCATTTGATACACCAGAACCTAGTGAATGCTTAGCCCACTTTATTCCTAACTCAGTTAGACTTATTAGCAAGAATGGTGATACCTATATAGTTCAAGCAGAATTAGAAATTTTTCAGCCCAGGAGAACTGTAATCGATTATGCCTATACAGTTATAGCTCATACTATAGATCAAGCAACGGTTGACGAATTAAATTATCTTATCAATAATCAATTACCCGGATTACCTCCATGAGCCTTTACACCGAATACTTTCTTAATTCCGGGTCGGATATTGTTCAACTTGAACTATTAGAGATAAGCCATCCAAACTTCACTAAAATCTATAGGATTGTTCGTAATGCTATCAACGGTATAGATGTAACTCTAGAGGACCTTTCAACCCAACATTTTGATTATTATCCATTAAGAGTTACAGCCAACCATAACAAAGCAGACTTAGATTACGGGTTCAAAATCGATCTAGGGGATCTAGGGGAAGTTCTTCCAAAAGAATTAGATTCTATCTCAGATGCTGGAGGATTCGGCGTTAAACCCGTAGTCAAGTATAGGGTTTATAGATCAGATCACTTAAGCGCCCCAATCTACGGGCCTCTTGTCCTTGAAGTGCTAAATTTTAGTTTCAAGAGGGAAGGTTCTTCCTTCGAGGCGAGAGCGCCGTCCTTGAACGTTAGCCGCGTTGGCGAGTTTTACTCTATTGAAAGATTCCCAATGTTACGCGGATTTACATGATTAGCGTTGACAAATATCTTTCTCGTCGATATAACGCTAAATCATATAACTGCCTACATTTCGTTTGTGAAATCTGGGAGGATCTTACAGGGACCTCTATAACCCCTTACCTAACCCCTGTCCTCGTACCAGGCGAAAGACTTCTAACTTCAAAGGTGTTGAAACCCTTTACCCGTATACCCGTACCGGCCAACCCCTCCCTAGTTTTCATGCGTCGCAGGCCGTTCGCCCCTCACATCGGTATTTACGTGGATGGTCGCGTTCTTCACCTCCTAGAATCGGGAGCCCAGTTTCAACTCCTTGATGTGGCCACAGAACATTACACGGACGTAAGGTTCTATGTATGCCGATGAAAAATATCATTGTAGCTGAAAACCCATTCGAACCTACTTCGTGGGAATCAAATGAAGCCGAGGACCTTATCGAATTTCTACAAAAGAGATTCGAGAAGTTTCCAGCTACGGCTAGAATTTATCATAACCACGTCGCTAAAGCATGCGATGTTACTCCTGGAGATGATCAGTCAGCTGAAAAGCTGCGTGAGTTGGAAGGAACTTTCTACATTGTCGTGTATCCTGGTGATCCATTAACCATTACTCTTATCATTATTACAGTGATCGCGGTAACAGCAGCGATCGTAATGGCTATTCTTTTTAAGCCGCCTGATCCTTCTAAAGCTCGAACTTCTTCTACAAACGATTTATCAAGTAGAGCTAATAGGGAGAGACTCTACGGGCGGATACCGGATATCTTTGGAACCGTACGGTGTACTCCAGATTTAATTGCGGTACCTAGAACGGTGTATGAAAATCATCAAGAAATAGAATACTGCTATATGTGTATCGGGCGGGGTTCGTTCGATATCTCTTCTGTTTATGATGGCGAAACACCTCTAGAAGAAATAGCTGGCGCCTGTGCTAAATTCTATGGACCTCATAAGCATCCCAATAATTCAAGTCCTGATCTCGTAGTCGGGACACCCGTTATAGAGCCACTCTTTTCGGTTAAAAGACATGCGGCTGTTAACGGACAAGAATTAATAGCCGATAACAGTAATAGATTTACAGGGTCGAATAACGTCTATTTCGTCAATACAGGTGAGATAAGATTAAACCCTGGGGATAAAGCCGATTTTACGGATCATTTTATCGCTGGTCAAGCGATCCATATAAGCAAGGCCGCAGAATGGGAACCAGCCCAAAAAAGGGTTGTAAGATTCGCCTCAGACGGACCAGGACAAGCCTGCTATTTTTACTTTCCTAATAATGATGCGCCTTTTGCTCTTCCCGATACTACGATTGCTTTTTCTAGTACAGGATTTTCTCTATATAATCCTAAAACAGGAACGACGAATAACGTCAACTTAGATTATAATTATACCGTTGTAACTAGAACAGCTGGATTAATAACTGTTCAGGCGCCAGTTAATCTACCTCCATATACCTATGTGACTCCTTGGGGGCAGACCGTTACAATACCTTCTGCGGATATTGAAGGTAATTGGGCCTTTGTCTATGCCCTTAATACCTACTTAGCCCAAATCGATGGAGAGGGGAATTATACTCGAATCCCTGTGAAGTATATCACAGAAAATAATGATTGTACTTATGGGTCTCAGATTTGGTCTGTTGATGGAGCCTATAAAATTTTAGCTGTAAGTGAAAAAACAATCGTACTCGTTAACCCAACAGCCGTATCGCAGGGTTGGAATAATTTCGGTGGTACTCAGACTACCTATCTCAGTCCGGTTATACAATCTTTAGGTCCGAATTGGATCGGACCTGCTATTGTTGACCATCCCGAAGCTACATTTTATGATCTTAATTTCGTGGCCCCAGGCGGGTTATTCCACTTAGATGAAGATGGTAAACAGCATCGAGTTAATTACGAAATCGAAGTACAATTCCAAGCTATAGATTCTAATGGAATCCCTGTTAACGGACCAGGGATGAACCAGTTATTTACATCTACGATTCAGGGTTCAGCCTCTGTTCGTTCTCAAAGAGCACTTACCATGAGGTGCTCAACTGGAGCTTTTGGTTATAGAGTAAGAGTTCAAGCTCGTCGTAAAACCCCTTTTAAGAGTGAAAAAGGTTCGACAGTTCAGACAATAAAATGGAAGGATCTTTACTCTCTACTCTTAGTCCCGGCTATAACTGATTTCGGTGATGTAACGACTGTTTTCACTTCGACTTATGCTACATTAGGTGCCCTCTCGGTCAAAGATCGCCGTCTTAATATGTTAACGAATAGAATGCTACCGGCTAGAATAGGTAGCACTAGTACATTTACATCACAACTCTATGCATCTAGCAGTGTTGCCGACGCTTTTTGTTTTATTTGCCTAGATCCCTATATCGGGCGTAGAACTATAACCGAATTAGATGTATCTAATATCTATTCCACTGTAGTGGCTATCAATGCCTATTTTGGAACAGCTTTAGCTTCCGAATTTAGCTATGCTTTCGATAAAGACGATCAATCATTTGAAGATATGATTGCGATTATAGCTAACGCTATTTTCTGTACGGCTTATCGTCGTGGCAGTTTAATTCAACTCTCTTTAGAGAGAGCGACTTCCAATAGCGTACTGCTTTTTAATCATCGCAACAAAATGCCCGGTTCAGAAACTCGAACCATACGTTTCGGCAATTTAAATGATTTCGATGGGGTTGAAGTTACTTACGTTGATCCCGATGATGAATCTTTTGTTAAATATATTCTACCTCTTAACGGAACTACAATTAATCCGAAGAAGGTAGAAGCTAATGGAGTTAGGAATAAACTCCATGCCTACTTCTTAGCCTGGCGTATTTGGAATAAAATTCGTTATCAAAATATCATAACAGAATTTGAAGCAACACAAGAAGCTCAAATACTAATCTTACAAGATAGAATCCTTGTAGCAGATAATACCCGTCCGGAAACACAAGATGGCGAAGTTCTTCTGCAGAATATTCTACAATTAAAACTCTCTCAGAGGGTTATCTTTGAAGTTGGCGTTAATTATACGATTTATCTACAACATATAGATGGATCAGTTGAGGCCATACCTATTACAGCCGGGCCGACACTAGACACAGTAATTCTCGGATTTGCACCGCGCTTACCCTTAGCCGTTGATCCAACTCTTTATTCTAAGAGTGTTTATCAGATTGTTGGAGATAACGATACTCGAGAAAGAGCTTTTCTTCTTACAGAAAAAGAACCAAGAGATAACTATACAATTACTCTTCGTGCCGTGAATTATGATGGTAGATATTACGGTAACGATTTAGATTATATTAACGGAATTGTTTCTTTGAGTGGTAACTTGATTTAATTGGATAAACCATGGCTATCACACAAGAAACATTCTTACATGCCGAAGAAGACGCACAGGCTCTCCAAGATATTATTAATGGACCTGCAAGCGGACCTGGTAGTGTCGTCACAACTCGGCTAGGACAAGTAATCTACACGGTTGCCCGTGCTATACAAGATATTATTAATAGAGCGGCAGATATAGATACCGCTTTGAATAATGCACTTACGGCTCTCAATACAGCTAATGCGGCGCAAGCCCAAGCAGTAGAAGCTTCTACACAAGCTCAAGCGGCGAATGCTATCCTTACCGAATTAGCTACAGATAACCTTCTGTCACCAGTTGAAAAAGCTACAGTTATAAGAGAATATCAACATTTAGTAGACGAGCATAGCGGATTAGACGCTCAAGCCGCAGCTTATGGTATAAGTCAAGAACGTATTAATTATGATACGTCTTACAATGATTTAACTAACTATCTAGGAATATTAACTACTCCTGTTCCTTGGAATAACACTACCGGAAACACGATTATTAATTCGAACTTCTTTACTCAATATTTTAATGGAGTTTACTCTACAAGACAAACACTCTTAGCAAAAATATACGAAAAAGCCAAGTCGTTTGCCGATCAGGCCGCCAATGCCGCCAGTGTAGCCGCCGCTATTGCGACTAATGCAGCCGATGTGGCTAACCAGGGGTTAACCCTAGCTGGATCTAAATCTGCAGTTTTCTACCAGACTACAGCGCCGACTAATCCTCAAGGTGGTTATCCACTTCGAGTCGGTGATATTTGGTTCGATACGACGACCTTTGTTGATTCGGATTCTATAACGAAGATCAAATATGATGCTTATAGATGGGATGGGGATAGCTGGGAGCCGGCGGAATCAACAAAATTAATTATTGCTAATGAGATTGCCGCCGGAGCGATTGTTGCTAGTAAGATAGCCGCTGGCGCCGTTACGGCCGATAAATTAACTGTCGGCGTAGGTGGTGGCAATCTCGTTCGTAATTCATCTTTTGAAGATGGGGTAGGAACTACTCACGGATGGGCTGTATACGATTTAGCGGGTGTCGGTGCTATCCTATCTTCTTTTACAGATCCTGGTATCCACGGAAGTAAAGTAGCTAAAGTCGCTTGGACAAGTGGAACACCTAACCGAATAGGTCTTTATACCTATTACTCTACTATGACGGTAGGAGGAAAGGCGGCCGGTGTGCAATATCGAAAAAATATTTGGTACGTCTTTGCTTGCTGGGCTTTAGCGGGTGGTACAGCCAATGGAGTCGGAAAAGTTGCCCTAAGATGGAATACGGATCCAGATGAAATAATACCGGTTGCCCAACCACTTTTAATCAGCACAGAATATCGTCGAACGATTGTTAAATTTAGATGGACGACTAATGACCCTCCAAGTGAACTTTTTATAGATGGACATGATGGAGCCGATGTAGGTACGAACGGATATTTCTATTTCGACGGGATACAGGTCGCTGAGGGAGATGTAGCAACTAGCTACGCCCCACGTACTGATGAGATTTTGCCAGACGGTGTTGATGCTGCAATGATCGTTAACGGAGCGATAGTAGCTGACAAGATTGCGGCCAACGCTATCACTGCTGGAAAGATCGCAGCAGGAGAGATCAAAACCAGCAACTACGCCGAGTCGGGCGGCAGCCCGACCGCGGGGGCGAAACTCGACCACACCGGCACAGCTCTCAAGGTGGCGCCGGGTAACTTTCAGCTCGGGGCGCGTTTCTTGTCTGAGTTCGGGACAGCCGCAGCGATGGGCCAAGTTACGGCTACCGGCGGAACTCCATCAGTGACTGGCCTCAATTTGGCGTCGGCGTCCTACTGGAACGCCGGCCTGGGCGCTAACTCAGGCCTCGAGATTACTTTCACGAACGCGCTGAAAGGTACGACACCACCGGTCGTCATGGCTATACCACTTAGCGTATCCACCCATGCCAACTGGTCGTGGGGTTACGTCTCAGGCGTGGGGAGTGCCGGGGCGTGGACCGGGGTTAAGCTTGTTGCGATTGATGCCCCAGCCGCAGCGGGCAACGCGGGTTGGGTGAACGATCTCACCGCCGCGTGGTGGGGGCTGGAGATTATTTGCATGGACGGGTGGTCATAGGTAAAATTAATCCGGACCCCCATGCTGTAGGGTTTAAATCCACCTTACCACACTTCGCCCGGGTTCGCCATTTACCCTGTAATTACCCCGGGGTACCCTGGGAAGGGTGGTAAAAGATCCCTATATCTAGGGGATCAATCCTTCACCGTAAGTTGCACGACAAGCCGGGCAATTCTTGTTCGGTTTCCAATCTCCAAATGGTGATCTTTCAACTAAAACGTGGGCCATTCTATACTTCCGCCCCTTTTTCTTATACTTACGCGCGCGATGCATACGCATACAATCGCGGCATAACATATCCTTTCCCTTTTTCTTTCCAGCTTTAACGACGCTGAGAAAGGGTCTGTAGCAATGGCAACATCTTTCACCATCAGAATAATAAACTCCATCAACTAAAACTTTTGCTTGTTCTTTGTAATGACTATAATCATGTTTTTTCTTCTGTAAGGGTTCCCCAATCTGGTCCGACATCGCAATCCACCTTTACTGGTATCTTAAGGGGTAGGCAAGTTTCCATAATGTGCCGCATTTCTTTATAGGCTTCAGTCGTACCACCCGCATCACTAAAATCAGTTTCATCGTGCACTAGGAGTCTTGGTACCCCTGTAATATCAAAGATCCCATCTTTCCAACACCGGTAGAGGGCCGATTTTATCATATCCCCCTCGCATCCCTGCAGCTCACACGCCAGTGCTTTGTGGAGATAAGCTCGTCTGACTCGGCCGTATTCTCTTATGGCTTGTTCGTAAGGAAGGGCTGGTCGACCTGTGCCCCACTTTGCAGGCTCCCATAGGGTGAAACGGGCCTTACGACCTAGTATAGTTCTAATATATCCGTGAGTTTCGGCATAGTTCATAAAATACTCCATTGTCTTTTTAGCAAATGGAGTAGCTTTATGATAAGCGTCAAGAAATTGATCTAATTCATCACCCTTTAGTCCAGTAGAGCGACCCGCTTTCTCATCCCCCATGCCAAATGAAAGTCCGAAATTGAGGTTCTTAACAGGTCGTCGATCCCACTTACGATGAGTAAAGGCTTCAACGGTCTCTTGGACCATTGCATGATAATCTGTTTTTGGATTTTGGATATATTTTTGACGTGCTTCTTCCGCTCCAGGACCAACGGCGAAATGGACTAGGAAACGATATTGAATTTGACTATAATCGAATTTACGCCAACCGATATGCCCTTCATCTGGGACGAACATTGAACGAATAAGCGGTCCAAGTTCCTTATCACGAATCGGAATATTCTGTAAATTAGGATGAGAACTGGAATATCTACCAACACCGGTTCCTCCACTCTCACCTCGTAGAGGATGGAATGAACAGTAAAGCTTGCTGTTAACATTACCATCAAGAATATAACCTTCGATGAAGGTTCCGTTAAGCTTAGAGAGACGTTTAATCTCGAGGGCATGTTTAGCTAATGGATGATCGACTGTCTTTAGAAATTCAGTTGTAAAGCTCGGTTGACCCTTAGGCTTCTTTTTTGTCGGAGCAGTAAATGGGTACTCTAGACCAAATTGATCGAAAGCTTTAGATAGTTGATCAGAAGAATTGACATTTACGTCGCGGCCAACGAGGAAGCGTGTACGTTCTTTCTCTTCTTTAATACGTCTATTTAGATCGTCTCTTACTTGTTCAGCACGGTTTAAGTCTACTTTAACACCGGCGAATCTCATTGCTACGGTTAGAGGTATAAGTCCACACTCCATTTGGAATAAAGAGAATAATCCCTCATCGACTAATTTTCGATAGATAATTGGGGCTATACGAAGAGGAAGATCTGCATCACCTTCGCCGTAAAAACCAGCTAATCTAGGTGGGGTTCTGTATATATCTCGACGCCAATATTTTTCTGGCGGAGCGTAATAGTCCATAATCCATTTCTTCAATAGATCAGAGACTTTCCCTTCACCCAGATATTTCTGGGCCATTGACTCTAAGTCAACGTCCGAACTAGCATCCAGTAAAGCTTCGGCAAATTGGATGTCGACGAGTTCTTGATCGACTTCGATACCTTCCTGTTTTAGCCATCCAACATCGTATATTAAGTTAGCTCCGACTATCGGTCGACGATTGTATCGAATGGTATCCTTAAGCCACTCCAAGGAATGACCAGGATCCATATTCGTTTCTGGTTCGATTTCATGTCTGATTGGAAAGTATTGCCTGTATCTATCTTCTGTTCCAACTGAGAAGCCGCAAATATGACCTTTTTTACGCGCCCAACCCGGACCATGATCAATTAGTTCCGGATCGTATGTTTCCACATCGACCGAAAGAACCTTAGCCGCGTTAAGATTAGGATAGGGGCGAGGTTTCCAACCCGTCTCGGGAATAGCTGGCATTACACGGGCGCGGTGAGAGCGACCACGTTCGACAGGAAGGTCCTGCCAAAACATTCCTATAGAATCAGATCTCATGCGCGGTTAACTTGGAATGAAGCGTAATCGCTTTCTACGCTAGACTGGATATCATCATTAACGTGCTGGATAGCTATTTTAGAATGATGAATAGAACCTCTCATGGAGTAAGCCCATCCATCTTTGCCTGTCATAATTAGAATTATCGAAGTATCTTCTGATACTAAACTCTGGGCTATTTGGTCGGCCGTTTCGGTGCAAATATTCTGTAGTTCTTCATTATTCTTCATACGCGCATTCCTACGATAGCACCGCGAAGTTTCTCTCCGTAAAAAAGACACGGATTCGGAAACATGGCTAGGTCAATTTCCTCCACTATACCGTCAAGACTTAAGAATTGTTTTATATTGAAGCAAGCTTCACCTACGATCCCCTCTACTAAAATACTAGCCCCTGTATCCGCCGCCTCCTTAGGAACCGTCGAAATCTTACCGGGTGTGAAGAAAATCCTTTGTAAATCGTCTGTGAAGGGTAACAGATCCTTTAAAGCAGCGAAAAGCGTCGGCGGTAACTTGATACACGTACTATTCTTTTCTAGTATACTAGAGATATCTGGCCATTTTGTAGAGAGTAATTGACATCGTAGCCATTTGTCTCCTGTAAAATGAAATGTAATCGAATTCTCAGTAGCTTGAAGAGCAATAGGTTCTTCACCTATTCTTAATAGTTCTAAGATAGCTTGTTCAGGTACGTTGACCTCGAGAGGGAAATTAAAGCCAAGCCACCGTTCGACAGCAACAATATTGTTCGTTGCATAGATACTTGGACCCTTAAAGAGAACCCCTCGAGCCCAGGGTCGTGACGCATCTTCAGCTATAAATGGGGCTACGAATTTAAGAGAATCTAAGATAGGTCCAGTTGCTTCTACTCGTTGACCTTCTGGGTAAATAGCAGGGGCGTCTAATACTTCTAGGCAATTGATAAAAGCACTGAAGGCCCCACTCCGAATCGAGAGGCGACCTCCAGTGGTCATATTAAGCTGTACTGTCTCTTTACAGGTTTCGATAGCTTTAATAAAGGGAACAGCTTTAGGGCTACACGATAAATTTAGATCTATCGGTGTACTTAGAGCGATTACTCCGTTGTACCCGTAGACTGTTCCCCTCTGTATGTGGAAGTGAGTTAGATTCGGGACGTAATCCTTTTTCGCGATTGCGCCCTTGACGAATTCCAACTCTTTTAACATCGAGTAATCCTCGTTCTCTTATTTCAGCCTTCGTAAGATGACCAGAATCTCTAAATTCCTTCCAGTAATCTCTTCCCGCCATTAGTATGCCTTGCCGTGCTTATATACACGACTTTCGTTATATTTGAGCTTCAGCTCCATTAACTCGTCTATATTCGTATTCGGTCCAATGGTATCTAAACACCGTATGATTGTATCTATTAACTCGATTACCCATCCTTCTGGCTTACCGTCGATCGTTTCGTATGGCTGCCCTCCGGTTCGGTGTGCCTCGAGGGCCTCCGATGCCTCACTGTGGATAAGGGCTATCATCTCCCCGAAATTACGCTCTTTCTCCCAGAACCCCTTGGCGATAGCATTAGCTCGGATACGAGTGGTATACTCGTTAAGAGAGGACATTTGGCTCCATTTCGTAGCTGAATAATTGAGGTTGATCCCGTAAGAATACTTTATTCTTCCGATTTGTTCTATTGTTTAATTCAGTGAATGACCAGCAATTGAATGACCAACGAGCTGAATAGTCATTTTGGATACGTTCGAGATCGAATCCTTTATCTAAGATTAACTTTTTTACTGCTTCATGCTGCGGTGTTGGAAGTGTATCTAAATGGCGCCATTGCTCCTTCGCCGTCGGGCTATTCTTAGAGACAGAGATTGTACCCCAATCTGGTATCCACAATGACCCGTTAGCGGCAACCTGAACCCAAGAAGATGAGTCAACAGAATACCAGGGGTATCTTTCCATGATACCTATCGTAGTCAGACCGAAACCGTGGACCTTAACTTTTGGTCTACCTGATCCATCTACAAGGTATTCTTCGAAGATAGTATCAAGCCAAAGGTAGAGGTCTTTAGTCGAAATAGGGACCATTCCTCCAAGAGTGATATAGTCGTAATGCTCGAGATACCATTCTAGATATTCGGGCGGTTCTCCGTAATGGTAGCACGGTAGAGGGCGGAGACCGTCTTTCTTTAGAACGTTTTCCATCCACTGCTGATTGATACCGGTTTTCTTTGGATCACCTATACCGTCTAGAACTGAGAATAAAGGTTGACCATCGACGACTTCTAGTATGTCTTTATTTCGAACGACGAAATCACAGTAGGCGGGTAGATCTATCTCCTCACCCTTAGTAAAAGCCGAAAAAGCTCCGGAGTCTAAAAAGATTTTAGCATTATCCTCTCTAATCTTATCAGCATAACTTTGACGGCTAATATAATGATAAGATTCAAGGATATACTGTACTTGGTCTCTATAGACCTTCTCAGCATCCGTATGGCGTAGATATACCTGGCTGTGCTTGCCATAAGAGCTAGTATATACGGCGGCGAGGTATAATCGCATACACTATTTAGATTGATTTAATACATCACCTACGGATGGAATACGCTTAATTTCTCTTTGGGCTATTTCCCAAGCTTTTTGAATAATCCAAGAGATGGGTCTATCTAACCTGATGGCTTCTCCTTTAATATCTTCAATCATCCCATCGGGGAAATATAAAGATTGTTTTCTAGCATCGTGCTTTGCCATTTATTACCTCACGAGTAACATGAATTCTTCTCTCGCTTCTGGCTTCTCTCTTAAGGCGCCACGTACCGCACTCGTGATAGTAATCAATCCCTGCTTCTCAATACCTCGAGATTCTTGGCAGAGATGACGAGCTTTAATCACTACACCGACACCGAGAGGTTTAAGATTAACCTCCAATGCGTTGGCGATCTGATTTGTAAGTCTTTCCTGGACCTGAAGTCGTCGAACGAATACGTTGGCTAGCCGAGTAAGTTTAGACAATCCAACAATTTTCCCTTTCGGAATATAGGCTATAGAGATCGTGCCGAAGAAGGGAGCCATGTGATGCTCACAGTGTGAATAGAATGGGATATCTTTCTGGATAACCATTTCATCACATCCGTCCGCACCATCTTCGAAACATTTTAAAGCATCTTCTGGCTTTTCCGCGTAACCGGTCGTCCACTCTTTCCAAGCTTTAGCTACACGACGAGGTGTCTCTTTTAAACCTTCTCGAGTGCAATCTTCACCGATATATTGGAGAAGACGTTTAATATTTTCTTCGATAGAAGATTCAGAGGTACTTTCCCATGGCCAGACTATCCATTCATTTGGGTCTAAAACATTACGCTTATCATAAAGAACATGGAATGGTTTATTTGGATAAGTTTTTTCGAAACGAATAGAAGTTTCACCAGAATCAATAAGATCATCGATAAAAATATCAGCCTCTTCTGGGGTTTCAACAATCCGGAATTGCTGTTTACGATCCGGAAAGAAAGAAGCGATAGCGTATGCAGCCGGTACCCCACCTCGAGGAACGGGATAGGCTTTTATAATCTCTTTACCGAGATAATCTTTTTTAATTATCTCCGAAAGATCTAAAGCCATAGACTTAACTTCTCGGTGAGTAAAGACCTTCATTGTATGTCTACCTCATAGGTAGCTAAGCATCTACGCGTCTCTTCGACCACTACTTTAGAAAGCAGAACACCGGTCCCCTTTAATTGTTCTGGTCCAACTACAGTAGCTAACCAGGCAGCTATATTCTCTGCAGTAGGATTGAACGGAACGGTGACTATATCTTTATCAATACCCGCCATATAGAGCTGCTTAATATATTCATCTTCAGACCATAGAAGTGTCTTATGATCCCAATTAATTTCAAGCCAAACGCAAAGCTTTTGCTTTATAATCCCAAAATCGATAACTCTTCCTAAGTTATCAAGAGAATTACCTCTAGCTACGCATGTAAAATGTATTCTATAGTTATGCCCATGGAGAAAGCGACATTTGCCTTCGTGACCTACAACCCGATGGCCACAACTAATGTCGTGGAACCGCGATGCCGAGTGCATTTGGGGAACCCTATCTAGAGCCAGAGAAGGTAACGGTGGACCAATTCAGTGAAGTAATTTGGAGCGATAGGGAGCTCCATCAACTTCTCTTTCCAAGCCCGTAAAACTAACGGATCTGGAACTAATGCTTGTTCGAAACCCTTTGCCCGAAGGAGTGTAGCGTGGTCATGCCCGTCGGGTGGATACTTACCATCATAAGATGTATGGGTGTAAGAAAGAGCTCTATAGCATCCAGTAAGAGTAAGGGCGAGCTCGACAGTTTCTTTCTTTGTAAGCTTCATCAGCGGTGTTAAAATAGATAGCGATTTAGGGGCTCCATCTTCGCCCGTAAACGTACCCAGATTGCAGGCATGGTTTAAAGCATGAATAAATACTTGGCGGCAATCTG